GAACTATTACGTTATGGAGTACATCAAAAATATCAAGGAATGGGCGGCGGGGAAACCGACATGGGCGAAAGTGATGATCTCGATAATTGTTTTGCTTACAGCAATAATATCGATATTCACGAGCTGTAGTGCAAGTTACATGTTGCACAAAAAAGGCGTACACACAGATTCAGTAGAAGTGTGGATAAAAACAAAAACAAACAACGCAGTGTATTAACGTGAAAACAAAAAAATATCTCCCGGTTACTTACGTAGACGAAGACGGGGTGATATGGACAAAACAACAACTAACTAACAAAATTTACAAAAGCTATGGCACAGAAATCATCGAGCAAAAAGAACCCTACGGCACCTACGTGCACACAATCAGAAGAATCGGGAAAATACAGGAAACTCCTCAACAGCTCAACCTCTTCTGAAGTGAAAGAAACAACGGAAAAAGTCGAGAATTTCGATTGGGTGCCGCTCAAACGCGGACCGTTCTACGCCGTTGGAAAACGAAAAGGAGGGTACACGCTGGTACTGGCCGGACAAGCAGTAAGCCCGGAAAAATACAAAACCATCGAAGCGGCACAGAAAGCAGTGGATGAAAAAGGGTGGGACTTGATTTTCATCGCCACGGCAGTGTATCGCGACGCATGGGAGGCACAAAATCGAACGAAAAAAAAGTAGAAAAACATGGCAATCACAAAAGCACTCGGAGGCGAGAGACTCGGCTCCGGCAACAAAATGAACGTGACTCTGCACGGATTCAACAGAAGTAGTCACAACATCGGACAGTTATTCAAAACTGACCAAGCAATAGGAACTCTCGTGCCGTACTTCTGCGACATCGGACTAAACGGCACGACGTATAACATCGACCTGACAACAAAAATTCGGACGCTTCCGACGAACGGACCAATATTCGGACGTCTGAAACATCAAATCGACGTTTTCCACGCGCCTATACGGCTATACATCAGGGTGTTGCACAACAACGCACTGGGAATCGGTATGAAAATGCAGAACGTCAAACTGCCGGTAATGAAACTACGCGCAAATCAGCCGGACATGACGAAAGACGACCTAAACAGTCAGCAAATCAGTCAAGACAGCCTAATAGCATACACGGGAATTCGAGGTCTTGGCCGAAGCAAAACAGGGGAAACGACGTTTACAAGAACGTTTCCGGCAATGTTCATACTCATGTACTGGGACACGTACAAGAACTACTACGCAAACAAGCAGGAGGAAGTAGGGTACGTAATTACCCAAGGACAGGGATTAATCAAAACAATAACCGTATATAATGCAAACGGAGCGACTGAGTATCAAACAAACAGCGAAAAGAAGTGGCAAGAGATAGGTTCAACGACATTAACTGGCGAATGGAGAATCAACGTGATATTCAACGGCGAAGTAAACGAAAGCACAGCGCGAAGCGTAAAAATAACGCCAGAAAGCGGTACAACGTTCGACTTGGAAAACAAAGCACTGTGGGATGCACGACCGACAGGCTGGGTAGGGAAAAAATCGACCAGCTGGATATTTACATCAAAATCGAGCTCAAACCCAACAGACTTTCAACCGGGAGATAGCGCGTACGAAGTAGATAACCAAACTATCGGCTTGTCGGAATTCGAGTTGTCAAACATCGACGAAATGCGAGAAGCAATTCTCGCCGCACCGAAAACAGCGCCGTTCAACATCGAAAGCCTCAACAGCATGCCATACACGGCAAGTCTTGCAAACGCAACAGTAAACGAAACGAACGGAAACGGCAACGCGTCATGGTTCAACCAGGCAGGACTGGGTATCAAAACATATCTCTCCGACCGATTCAACAACTGGTTATCTACTGAATGGATAGACGGCGAGGGCGGAATCGCAGATATCACAAGCGTAGATGTCAGCGATGGCATGCTGAAGATGGACGCACTGATACTCGCAAAAAAAATCTACGACATGATGAACAGAATCGCCGTAAGCGATGGAAGTTATCAGTCATGGCAGGAAGTAGTGTACGACGAGAAAGCGCTGCGAATCGCAGAATCGCCCATGTATGTCGGCGGAATGTCATCAGAAGTAGTATTCGACGAAGTAGTAAGCAACAGCGCAACAGAAGATCAGCCGCTGGGAACACTGGCCGGCCGAGGAGCAGAACGCAAAGCGAGAGGAGGCAACAGCATCAAGATCAAAATTCGAGAACCGTCGATGATCATGATCATCGGCAGCTTTACGCCTCGGGTAGACTATTCACAGGGCAACAAATGGTGGACAAGGTTGCAGACGATGAACGACTTCCATAAGCCTAACCTCGACGGAATTGCCTTTCAAGAACTAATCACAGACGAAATGGCTGCATTCGACACAGAGGTGAACGCCGACGGAACGATAGCATGGAAATCAGCCGGAAAACAAGTGGCATGGCAAGAGTATATGACGAATATAGACCAGTCGTTCGGGTCGTTCTCGGCATACAGGGAACTGGCACACATGGCGATGAATCGAAGTTACGAACACGACAGCACAGGGGCAATCAGCGATTTAACAACATACATTGACCCGACGAAGTACAACGTAGCATTCGCGGATGCAAAACTGTCGGCAAAAAACATCTGGGTACAGTGCGCAATCGATTGTATCGTACGACGGAAAATGTCAGCAAAGCAAATCCCTAATCTGTAAAACTATGAAAGACGAAGTAGCGGGAGGGCCAGCCTTCTCAGAAAAATTCAAAGAGCTAATGCAGAGGATAGAAAATCGAGACACGACAAAACAGATGTCCAACGAGGAACTACGCGACCTAAAAAGGGCAATCGACGAGGAAATAATTCGTAGAAAGGTCGTGGAACACATTCAAATCCTCGCAAATCAACTCAAATAACCAAGGTGAGGGGAAACCCTCACCTTAATTCAAAAACACTTCAAAACACCTAAAAATGTACAAAGAATGGATTAGCCGTCAAACACACGGCATTATCAAAAATGACAGCTACGAGGCAGAACCGCTGGAAGTAAAATTACGGAAGGCAACGGAAGAGAAAAAACCAATCGAAGCGGTTGCACCGATGATTTACACGGAGAAAAGCAGAGGAGTAATCCCTGAATACGACATCCGTACAGACAGATTCGAAATCGCACAGGCAGCCATGGAGAAGCTCAACAGCGTGAAATTCGCCGAGGCAGCAAAAACGGAAGAAATTGTGGGAGGTCAAAACCTCGAAAAACAAAGCGGCCGAGAAGCCGGAGAAGTAACCCCCAGTGGGGACCCCTCTTGACAGAGCAGTCGTATAATCGCACCCGTGACGAACTTTTGATAGGTCGGGTTAAAATCCGACCTTTTTAACAAAATCGTTTTTGGTGAACGATTATACTTATATAACAAGAAGGTATATTTTAGATTTTTTTACAAAAAATCGCGAAAAAATAAAACGAATTGAACAATGGGATGGTTTGGAAACGCGCTCAATGTCGCAGGAAACGCAGCAGCAGACGGACTAACAGGCGGACTGGCTTCGGGTTTATCAGGAGCAGTCGGAGCCCTATTCGGCGGAATCGGCGCAAAAAAGCGCATGAAGCGCCAAGTAGAGGCGCAAAAGGAACTAAACGAACAAGCAGCAAAACTCAACTATGAATACGGAGAAAAAGCCGCAGAGAACGCGTACAAGCGTCAAATGGAAATGTACGAAAGGTCCTATCAAGATCAATCTTACGGTGCTATGCGGGAACAAATGGAAGACGCAGGATTATCGATCGGGCTTATGTATGGCGGTGGCGGAGCTGGCGGAGCTGGCGGAGCAACTACTGGAGCTCCTCAAGGCGAAACAGGAGGAGCAGAAGCAGGGCGAGCTGACGGCGCAGCGGCGCAACAGGCAGCAGCGATACAGCAAGCACAGATGGGGCTCGGGCTCGTGTCGATGAAAAAAGACCTCGCGATGAAAGATGCACAGATTGACGAAATCAACGCAGCGGCGGCAAAACAGCGAGCAGAAGCAGCGCACATCGCCGAACAAAAAATCACAGAAATGCAAATGCGGCCGATCAGATATCGGGAGCTCTTCGAGAAAGGAAAAGGCGAGTATATTCGAAATCTGGAAAGCTACTTCGAGGACGCTTTCGAGGGGAACGAAAAAGACAGGCTCGACGTAAATGACGACATGTTCGGAGAATACTCGATCATCGGACGGCGCTTGAAATCACGACAGGGAACGCAAGACGTGCTAAACACGCAGGCACAAATCTACGAACGACAGCAGAACGCAAAAGCAGCCAAAGCGCTCGCCGCACTGAACACGGAGAAAAAGAAATACGTGTACATGGAAGCACTGGCAGCGGCAAAAAACGCGGACGCACACTTGCTCGAAGCCAAAGCCAAAGAGCTGGCGACACTATTCGAAACGGGCGACTACGTAACCTGGCGGACATGGGCAGATTACGCAGCGCAAGGAGCACAAATGCTCACGGACATCGCCGGACGGGTCATCGGATTCAGAGCCGGCGCAAAAGCACTACGAGGCCCGCAAAACGCTGTGACAAAAGTAGATGTGCCTACAATATACGGCGCCGATGGAAAACCTGTGGCACGGATGATCTGGTAAGCGCGCGCGCACGTGTCAGACACGCGCACACACGCAACAAGTCACAACGCGCAAGCAAGGCAGGGCGGACAACCGCTCTGCCTTCATAACAATTACTATACGCTTCGAAAGACGGTACTTTCGAGCGCGAGAACTGCGCGCCTAAACGGCCTGCGCGGTTTCGGGGCCTCGATCTCGCGTCCGCGATATCTTCGGCGCCGGAAACCATCACTCGGCCGTTCTTAACGGCAGCGCGATTAGTATATACCTACGGTGTTTTCCTTATCATTATGTGTCTGTATAGCAGAATAGGGGCAAATCCAAAATATTTGCCGAACAAAAAAAACGGCGGCTTTGTGCCGGAGGCGCCAGACGCACGCGTAAAAGCGGTACCGTTCGGATGCGGAAAATGCATAGAATGTCGCCAAAAAAAGGCGCGCGAGTGGCAAGTAAGACTACACGAGGAGCTGAAAGACGACGCGCGTGCACTCTTCATGACAATGACCTTTAGCGACGAAGCACTCGACAAATTAGAAAAAGAATGCAAAAACGAAGACCCGAACGAAATAGCGGCCCGAGCTATCAAGTTATTTGGGAAGCGATGGATAAAGAAATACAACGAATCAATCAAACACTGGCTCGTTACGGAATTAGGCCACGGGAAAAGAGCAGAGTTTCACAAAAGCACAGAAAGGCTACATTTACATGGTTTCCTATGGACGACAAAGAGTGCCTCAGAAATCGAGGAAACATGGGGATACGGGTGGGTGGATACCGGTGAATACGTGAACGACAAGTCAGTAGGTTATTGCGTGAAATACGTAAGCAAAGTAGACGCGGCGCATCCAGGATTCACAAGTAAAGTCTTCGCGTCAAAAGGGTTGGGCAAAGGCTGGCTAAACAGATACGACGCAAGACTTAACAAATTTCAAGGAGAGAACACAAGGGAATATTACAAAGCGCCATCGGGGCAAAAGCTGGCCATGCCAACATACTTTCGAAACAAACTATGGACAGACGAAGAACGCGAACAACTATGGCTACAAAAACTCAACAAACAAACACGATACGTCAGAGGTGAAAAAATCGACATTTCAACAATGGAGGGTGAACGAGAATATGAACAAGCACTAAAATACAGACAAGACGAAAACGTAGCTCTCGGCTATCCTGCGGAACCATGGAATTTGAAAAAATACAAAAAAAGCCGCAAAAAATTTGGATTATAAAGAAAATGTTTTATACATTTGCAGAAAAACAACACCACTATGACAAACAAAGAATGGAAAATCAAAAATCTACGCCAGAGCTGGGGCGAGCTCCTCCTCAAAAAAGAATCTCTATTAAAAGACATTTGGACAATCGAGTACAAACTAAATCAAATCAAAGAAGAACTATTACGTTATGGAGTACATCAAAAATATCAAGGAATGGGCGGCGGGGAAACCGACATGGGCGAAAGTGATGATCTCGATAATTGTTTTGCTTACAGCAATAATATCGATATTCACG